GAATAAACCGAATTAACTCCAAATACACAAGTAAATAGATTATGCCAACCTAAATATGGATTACAATAATAGCCAAGTTCTTTTAATCTATTTCTAATATTAGCAGTATTCTTGTGTATAAAACACTGTGTTGTAAATCCCATAGTTATTTCTTCTATTTAACTTTAACATATCCATTTTCAATGCACCAACACAACATATCGTAGGCTGCATCAATGAGTTCTTTACTCTCTGTAATCTTTATTATAGACCTAGTATAAAGTTCCACATACAAGCACGTATAGCTATCTGCAAGTTTTTGGATGGTCATCACTTCTTTGCCAATAAAACAAGGTAACTTGTCGAGAATATCCTGCAAGGTGTAGATATGGTATAATCCAAGTTCTTGTAAATGTTTCATTTGCTCGAATGACAATACCTGTTTCATTTCTTTTCCTCCTTCGTTTTAATCTCCGTTACTTTACCACGATTAATAAAACGTTCATCAGAGTTATAATATCCAGCAATTACTTTACACAAGGGACGATCCATTCTACATTGTTCTTGTAGACTACAATTGTCACATGGTGAACTATTCCGCATTAATACTAATTCATGCAGCACCCCGTCTATTATTATTCCGTTCTTTACTTCCATACCGTTCATTCATTAGAAGTTACACCCAAGCACAATACTTTGCTAGACACGCCTACATCGTCAAATTCAAGAATTAAATACTCTGTATCGTAAGGATAAGGGTATCTGCAATTTTTCAATTCCTCATCCGTCAATTTGCGTCTGACACGCATCTCGATTTCAAAATCATCGGGAAGGTTCTCTATGATTTTTCTAAGTTGTCCTACGTTCTTTATTTCCATATAGTCTAAGTAATTTAATTGCTAATAGAGGTTTTTTATCTCCTATTTGATTGATTAGCTTTGTTAATTTGTCCACTCTGCCATAGTGTCTAACGCAAATAGCATTTGCCTTCATCGAGCGTCCTAATCCGTATAAATACTCCATGTGTGCATTTATGCGGATATTCTTCATTATTTTTTTTGCTTGTCTTAATTTCATCATTCAATCTCCTTCTATGTTGTATTCCAAATAATAGAATACTCTTTTAGTTGTTATTAACTTTATAAATCAATCTCTTACATAATC